GTATCGCAGCAGGGGCATTGCCAATGAAACTCATCAGGTGATCTCCAGCACAGAGGCGATAACATCAGCCGAAGTGGCATCAGAACTCACCACCTTGAGCGCATCGCCAGTCTCAAGCACAACCTTTTGATCGCCACCCACAGGCACAAGCGCACCACCTACAGGCACCACCGCACCCTTAACAATGTAGTAGTCGGTGCCACCAATCGTTAGGTATACGTCCACAGTAATGGTCGTCAGGATGATGTTCGCCACCGTTACGCCAATCAGCGTGGTGGCCGTGGTTGCCGTCAAGATAGTGCTTGGGCTTGTGCCAACATCGTCGGCGGCGTAGTTTTTGAATGTGTTTGCCATGTGTTACCCCAGTGCGATTGCCATAGCCACCGCTGTACCAGCCGGGTCATACGGGGCGTTACCAGCAGCGTCCAGATACACAGACCGTTCTGCCGGATAAGTTACAAAAACGTCTTTAGAACCTGACCCAAAACTTACAAGCGAGCCAGCGTTACTCGACTCAAGCACTGTGTCCCGAGATAAGGTCGTGCCAGAAGAGGTGTAAGTACCCACCCCGACTTCCCAAGCCCCAGAAGCTGAGTCGTAAATAGCGTAGTACGTGGTGTTGCCATCGCCCACCACGCTGAAAGATTGAAACCCGGTAGCCGCGCCAGCCAGTGTCAGCGTGCCTGTTCCTGTGGTTGTGGTGGTCTCTTTGACCCGATCTTTTACAACAAGTGCCATTATGAAAGCCCCGATGTGTCTATGTCAGACCAAGATGTAGCCTGAGAGTTGTCAATGACCGCCCAACCACCGCTGGCGCTGGCGTCTATATTTTGCCATGTAACACTTTGGCTGTCATCTATAAGTTCCCACAAGAACCGGGCTGATAAGGCATCCAGCGCCGTAGCGGTCTCAAGCACAGAACTTACAAATATCACCCGGGCGATGTACCCGTCCAGACCACCAGCCGTCTCAGATACAGAGGCCACAAAGTCAGCCAAGGCGGAGTCAACATCAGACCCGGTAGCCGCTTCGCTTACGAATACAGCCATATCAGCTATGCTAGATACTGTTTCACTAACATCTGCCTGTTCTGTAATATCTGAGCCAATAATATAAAATGAACTAGCTACATCACTACCCTGCGCGGTGTCGGAAATATCCACAACAAAGTCAGCAGACGCTACGGCAGCATCAAGAGCACTGGCTGTTTCTATGATGGAGCTAACAAATATCACCCGGGCGATGTACCCGTCCAGACCACCAGCCGTCTCAGAGACAGAAACCGCAAAATCTATAAAGGCAGCGTCAGCATCAGCCCCGGTAGCCGCCTCGCTTACAAATACAGCCATATCAGCTATGCTAGATATTGTTTCACTAACATCTGCCTGTTCTGTAATATCTGAGCCAATAATATAAGATGAACTAGCTACATCACTACCCTGCGCGGTGTCGGAAATATCCACAACAAAGTCAGCAGACGCTACGGCAGCATCAAGAGCACTGGCTGTTTCTATGATGGAGCTAACAAAAGATGCTAGGGCCGATGCGGCATCAAGCCCGCTAGCCGTCTCTGTAATAGAAGATATGAAGTCGGTAAATGCCTGAACGCTATCCGACCCACTGGCAATCTCAGACACTGAGACGGAAAAATCTGCATTAGAAGCCGCTTCGTCCCCAACCGTGCCAAATTCTTCTACCTGACCGGTTAGCTGGTGGCTAGTAGCGGTAAAGTCTGCGGCGTCGGCATGCTCGTCAATATCTGCCTCAAACGCCAAGAGCGACGACACAGCATCGTCCCCAGTACCCGTCTCAGATACGTTAACGGCAAAATCCACCGAGGCAGACTGCGCCTCTGACCCCGTAGCGCTCTCCGTCAGGGACGCCAAGAAGTCAATAAACGCCTGATTGGACTCAGACCCGGTGGCTGTTTCACTCAGAGACGCCGGTAGCACCGCCACATTGGTCGTGGTATCACTGACCTCTGCTTGTTCTACTACCGCAGCGCCAATCTCGTACAGGCTAGTAACCGTATCCGCCGCCTGCCCCGTCTCACTTACAAAGACGTTAAAGACATTCTCCGCTAGCGAGGAGAAGGGGACTTGGGCAAATGCGGTTATACCAAACACGCCCGTCCCCTATTAAACAGCGATAAGGTCGTCTTCTTTGAACCAGCGTTGTTGGGTATTACCGTCGCCATCGAGCCACTCGATTAGGCAGAACACCGTGCCGTCTTCGTCCATACGAAAAGCAAGCACAGGCCCGACAGGCAAAACACCATTTAAACGCACCGTATCACCCTTGGCAAATATCGTGGCCATACGTTACCCCTTACGCAGCGTCTAGGTTAAACGTGTAGGTCACGTTGATCGTGTCACCCGACACAACCGAACGATCGCCGGGAGAGGCAAAGTCAGACGCCGAGAACAGAATCCCAGAAGTGCCGCTCTTGGTGTTATCGCTGGTCAAAAACGCCCCACCAATCGTGGTCGAAGCATTGATGCTAAACGCTGCCGGTGAGGCAGAGTTCGTGATAACCGAAGGGTCAGCGGTGCTGGCCGAGCCAAACGTACAAGCAGGACGAGTTGCCTGAGAGTAGTTGACATCCTCAGTCCAGCCGGGGTGGCTAGCCATCGTGTCGCCAGCAGCCGGGGTGTTCGATGCGCCAGCGCCATACAAGCCAATGTACCAAGCAGCGGTGTAGCTTGAGCCGCTAAAGTACTTGTCGTTCATGTCTTTTAGACCGACGTTGACCACTAGGTTGTGGCTCTTGGCTTCCCACTTTAGGTTGCCCTGTGCGTCAAAGCACTGAACCGAAAACACGCCGCCGCCTTTAACGCCAGCAGCCACTCCGCCCCCAGAGGAAACGGTGCTTGCCACAACATCAGTGGCTTTGGACTTATCAATAAACATATTTATGCTCCTTATGAGATACGAATGATGGCGCTATTAGCGTCAGCGGTTGGAAAGGTTACGGTAAAAGTGGAGCTAGAAGAAGACCTGTCTGCCCCAAAATCCAACACAGCAACTGCCCTGTTTGCCTTGCTGCTGTTGTAAATCAACGCCCCACGAGCGGTGATTGTGCTGGATGCCCATGATGTGTTCGAGAACGACACGTATGCCGTTGTGCCAGATGAACTCGGCGTCGTTGAAACTGTCAGTGTGTTACCACCAGCAGAATACCCCGTACCACTAACCTCATTGGTTGTCGTGTAAACGGTATTGTCAGCGTTCAACGTGGCGTCGGCTGTATACAGCGCCATCTTAAATGTGTCAGAGCTAAAGTCGTGCGTGCCAGATAGCAGCTCTTTCTTAAAGCTCGTGCATTGTGCTTGTGTGATTGCCATATCAGGTCACCGGCACCCTTACTTGACCAGAACGATACGCATCCTGACGCTCCAAGCCATCGCCCAGACGCTTAGCCAACTGAATGCCTTCGTTAAACTTGGTGTTGTACAACTGAAGCAGATCAGGCTCGCCCTTCATAAAGGTATAAGCCTCAACCAACGAGCCGTACAGCAGCACCGAGTCAAAGTTATCACCCAGCCAAGACGTACCGTTGTTATTAGTCAGCGTACCCACAGGCACAGAGAAGCCCGAACCGGTAGCGCCAATCGTGGTGCCAACAGTCAAACTGTCTCCAGTGCGGTAGCCCGCACCGCTGGACGCAATCGAAGCACTTGTCACTTCGCCACCTGAGACCACAATAGTAGCCGTCGCACCGCCACCGTTGCCACCGACCAAGGGCACGTCGTAGTATGTACCGTCGGTGTAGCCAGAACCTGCTACCACAGAGCCAAGCGAAGCAATACCGCCCTGCACAATCGAGTTTGGGTAGTAGTAGAAATGCAACTCTACCGTATAGGCAGCGTCAGGGGTTGGGCCAAGAATAAACGACAGCTCATTGGTAATCGTCGGTGACGCACCGGATGTCGTGGTCGGCCCAAACAAAGCATAGTACTTCGGGGTGCCGGTAGACGACGGGTTGGGGTATGCCTGACGGATAAAGTTAACGTCTTTGTTAAGCAGGTATTCGTAGTTGCCCGAGCCATCAACGACCGCCATAGAGTACGGAGCCAAGAAGTCAGCAGGCGACGACAAATACTTATTCCCCGACACGGTTGTGCCGGTCATATTCTTACGTAAAGACGGGAACTGGACGCTGTTGAAAATACGCTGCTCAGCCTGCTGCACAAACGTAGCAAGCTGAGATTCAGTGAACGTATTCTCGGTATAACTCTGAATAGCGTCGATGAGTTCGGCGTAATTCATTTAGGCCATTGGCCCACGGGCCATCGTTCCTTTGGTTGCTGCGCCGGTACCACGGATTTTGACGCCCGTAGTTTTAACGCCGGTTTCAGGGTACCCAGCCGTTTTTGGCACAGGTACAGGCTTTGGCTGCTCATATTTGTTTAAGCAAGCTGTTTTATTCATACTAACTCCTTACGATATAGACACCGTAACAGTGCCAACTGTACCTGAAGATTGCACTCCAGACAAGGGATTAAACGTGCCCGGGATGTACCGGGATGAGGTTGTTATGTTGGTATCGCTAAGCGAACGGTCTGGGCGTGGATCTTTGATAGCTTGAGCATCTACAACGGGGTATCTACCAAGCAAGTTCTGAGGGTGGTCGGGCTCCCAGCACTGGGGGCACACAAACAAGTTGGTCGGTGCTTCTTTGATAACCAGCTCTTTGAGCACCACACGTTTGTACTGAAACCCACACCGATCGCACTCGGCGATGGTGTATTTACCCTGAGCATACTTCGCTACCGTCATTAGGGTTTACCCTATGGTCATGTACCGAGGTACAAGCTGAAACGTGGCTTTTTCCCGATCTTCAGTAGCAGCAAGCTCCCACGCTTCGTCATACTGTTGTTTGAGCAAGGCGATACGCTCTAGCCCACCCGGAAGTTTCATCGCCAGATAGTAAGCCAAACCAGCCGTCAAACAGTTCAAAAACCGGAACGGAACGTCCATTGTATTCACACCGTTTCCAGCGTCTTGAATACGACGTAGCCTCCAGTATACCAAAGTATACGTTTGGGAACTATCTGGTACGGGCCATACATTTATCGACGGAGCGCTCTGTTGCCTGTCAATGTATATCTGTACGGGTCGGCCTTGTGTCAACTTGTTTGGGATGCTGGCGTACGTAGCCACACTAATACGCGAAAGGCTCAAATCAGCTTGGCTAGCTTGAGAACCCGAGTTAGTACGGATCACATGGTCGAGCAAATCAACCGTATCAGCCGGTAGGGTGTACGTACCAGTACCAGCAGTGAGTGCCTGAGACCCCTGCTCAACCGTCCATAGGTTAATACCCCGGTTAGCCCAGTCGGTAAACATCAAGTTCAAACTACGTCGGGCCGTGCGTAGATCATAGCCAGTACGCATCTCGCTACCCGCGCGCTCGAACGCCTCCTCGACCAGCTCGGTCAAGTCCATGTTGAATGTTGCGGTGCCTGATGTAGCCATTATCCTTTACCCTTGTTTCTATGCGGTGCCACCTTTTGGGCTATTTTTTCTGGTTGCTTGACAAATTGTTTCCCAGCAGCCTTACCTTTGCGCTTTGCACGAGTCGTGGCTGCGTACTCAGCAGGGGTTAGCGCTTTGATAGCATTCTCGGGCAGGTAGCGCTCACCGGTCTTAGACGACTTTTCACCACTCTTCGTGCGCCATTTCTGCTTCGTCCAAGCGTTCAGCGACTGTTGGGATTTTTTCATTCCTCACCGCCCCAGAAAAACAACACACGCACAACCACTAAATCAATAGCCAGAGCGCTTTCCCCAGTACCTTCGTCCGCTTCGGGTATGTACTCAACAC